CAGTCGAATGAAATTAAACGACTTGTGCTCCTCGGCCTGCTCCGTAAAGCCCGTGTCAGCGTCCATGCCGTCAGCGCAAAAGTCCACCGTGAACAGGTAGCGCCCGTGATGCCATTGCTTGTCCTTGCCCAAGAACTTAACCCCGAGGTTGCGCAGGCCAATCTTCTCGCAGACAGTGAAGCGGTAGCCCATGCAATCCCACAGTTGCAGGGCGTCAATGGGCAGGTCACCATCGTAATCCTCCCGCCAGACGTAGGCGTGCAAGGGCAGCTTGTCGTACAGAGCGCCGTAGTTGGGCAGCAGCGACTCGATGCGGAACACTTGGCCGCGCAGCGCCTTGATGCTGACCCAGATGGCTGGCTCCAACTCGCCGTGGCCTTTGGTGTGGTTGTACAAAAACTCACGGCGCACGAAGCACTTGAGTGGTGGCAGTGATGCGACGATGTAACTCATTCGGCATTCTCCTTCAGCGTAGCCCATGCCACTTGGGCACATCTGGCGCACTGGTAGTGGTACTGGGTGCGGTGTGGCGATGGGGTCAGTATCCAGCGGTGTTTGCATTGGGTCATGACTGCTCCTCAGTGGCCTTGTGCAAATAGGCCGTCAAGCGTTTAATCTGCGCCTCACGGTACTTGCACATGCTGTCAGCGTATTCACGCGCTGTCTGGGCTTCCAGCAGCCTGCGCTTGCTGTCCTCCAGCTCACGCAGCGCCAACGATTCAGCAGTCGGTGTGGCGTAGGCGCTTTTCACCCACTCAATGGTTTGACGGATCATTACGGTTACTCCAGTTGTTGATGTGACACAAGTGTATCACACATTTTTGGATATGCGGTATTGTTTTACAGCGTTGCGCAATCCAGCCTGCGTGGTGGCCTTTTCATCGAGTGCCAGTGCTTGTGCTTGGTCCAGTGTGTCTTGCATCAGGATGCGGTGGCACATGACGGGTGCCCCTTGGCCCTGACGGCGCACACGGGCGTTGAACTGCTCGTACAAGTCCAGCGACCAGTTGAGGCCATACCACACGAGGATGTGGCCGTTCTTCTGCAAGCCGTCGATGCCGTGGCCCATGCTGGCAGGGTGGCCGATCATGAGAGCACAGTCGCCCGTCTTCCAGCGGTGCATGGCGTTGGTAAGGGACGCTTCGGTCTTGCACTCGGTCAAGTTGATGGGCCGCAGCGCCTTAAACTTCTCCATGATCCTGGCAGCGTCTGACCGGTACGCATAGGCGCACAGGATGGGTGACCCCTGGGCCTCGTCGATGATGTCCTCCAGCGCGTCCAGCTTCATGTCGTGCACCGGCTCCCACAGCGGCATCCCGGCAATGGGGTACATGGCCCCGTTAGAGAACTGCAAGCACTTGTTGGTCAAGGCAGCTTGGTTAAACGCCTCAATCTCTTTGCCGCTGTCGAGCACCATGAAGAACTCTTTCTCCAGCCTGTCGTACTTGGCCCGCAACTCGTCAGGCATCTCGATCTCGATGTTGTTGACGATCAAGTCAGGCAACGGGTTGTAGTCCTCGGCTGACATCTCAAGCGTGATGTCCCCGATCAGTTTCTTGATGGTGTCCTCGGTGTCCTCATAGGCCACCTCTTTGTAGGGTCCGACCTTCTTGTAGAACCGGGTGCGGAACGCTGTCTTGCTGGTGCCCAGACGCTCACCCTTGTCCACCACGAGGAACTGACCGTGCAGGTCTTTGTACCCATTGCTGGCCGGGGTGCCGGTCAGGCCCGTGGTCCAGTCGAACTGGTTTGCAATCTTGCGAAACGCCTTGACCCGGTTCGTGGCGCTGTTCTTCATTTTGCTGATCTCGTCCCAGATGATTCCGTTGAACGGCATCGGGCGGTCTTTCTTGACAAAGTAGGTTTGCAGCGTTTCGGCCAACCAGCCGAGGCACTCGTAGTTGATCATGTAGACATCGGCAGGGCGCAGCAGGGCGCGGGTGCGCTGGTCCTTGGTGCCCGTGACCATGCTGAACTTGAGGTGTTTAGTGTGTTCCCACTTCGCAGCCTCTTGACGCCACACCAGCCGGATGACTCGGATGGGGGCCACGATGATCACACCGCGCAGGAAGCTGGTGCGGATCAAGTGGGCCAGCGTGGTCAGTGTGATCACGGTCTTGCCCAGTCCCATGTCCAGCCACAGCATCGAGTTGGGATGCGTGGACTGAAAGTTGACCGCCTTCTTTTGGTAGTCGTGGAGCAGGTCAGGTGTCAGCATACTTCCCCGGAATAGTCATGCGAATCTCATTACCGCCGTGTTCAAAACACAAAGCGTTGCCACAAATTCGCACTTGGATTAAGTGCTTCTCACCCCAACTCAGCCCAAACCAATTAACAGCGTCTTTAAATTTGTCATAAAAGAAGTCAGCGTTCATACAGCCCCCATTACCATTACGTCAACCATCAACTTACCCTCGGCCACGTTGTCGATCACAAACACGTTGACCATTTGTTGGCGCAGTTTGTCGTGCTCTCGGTACTGCGCAGGCGTGGGCACTTGACCCTTGCGCTTGAACTCGCAGAACCACATGCGCCCATCAGGTCCAATGAACAGACGATCAGGCACAGCGGCACGGGCAGGGCTGGTGAACTTGTACGCCAGCACACCCTTGGTCTTGGCGTAGTCGCAGACCTTGGATTCAATCTGTTTTTCCAGCACGGCGGTTCTCCAGTTCGATCAACAACTCGATGTAGTGCTTGGCCTTTTCCAGATCAGCAATGCCGTTCTTCTTGCGCCAGCGGGAAACGTACTTGATCACGTTGCCTTCAAAGTACCCAATTGCGTTTGCGTGGATGTACTCGACTGGTTGGATTGGCAAGTCCTTGTAATGGTTGCCAGCAACTTGTTTGTCCAGTGCGTCAAACGCTTCATCTTCTTCCATAGTCACTTCAAACTGAGACATAGCTTCTCCACTTCTTTGACGTAGTAATCGAAATTGACCGGCAGCTTGCCAGCGTCCTTGATGTCGTTGCAGGGCTGCACACCCCAGCCACTCTCAACGGCAAACTTGCGCCACTGCTCGGGCTTCTTCGCAAGCGGTGGCATGTACTTGACCAACTGCCCACCACCCTCGGCCACGTAGTAGCGCGTGGTGTTCTGAAGCTGCGATGTCACGCCGTCACGCTCAATGCCCAAGTGACTCGACCGGGGCACTTTGGTGCGCAGCATAAAGTCCATGATGTCAGGCCACTGCTCAATGGTTTCGCGGATAGGCGCACCCTCGACCAGCACCTTCTCGGCCACTTTGGCAATCACCAAGCCACCGGCGTTCTGGTGCCACTCCATGTCGTACTCGTAAGCACCCTTGCGCTTGGTGCTGCCGTTCTCAAACACGCCGATGTAATTGTTGACATCGCGCACCATCATGGCCTTGTACACGGCTTCCTCAAGGTTTAACCCGGTGCGCGACTGCCATGCAGCGCGGGCCAGATCGACCAGCATCTTGTGGCTGCGGGGCACACGCACTGTCAGGCCATCGGTGTTGACCTGGATGATGCGCAGGCCGGGGATGTGCATCAACCCCTCGGCCAGCAGGCACAGCAGCAGTTGACCGTTGAGCGTGATGCTCATGGTGAACAGCGGGTCGTAGAACACTGAAAATTGGTTGTTGCTGTCACCGTAGACGCCGTTCAGCGCCAGCTTCAGCATTGCCGATTCGGCTGACTTCTTGGGGTACGACTTGCGCTGCTCGAACAGGTGCTTGTAGATGCTGACAAACTCTTTTCCGAGATGGGTCGGGTGAAACCCATTCGTGATTGCCAAGTTTGGATAGTATGAAGTGACATCCAAGTCCACGATGACGTACTCACCGTCAGACTCGATGACCTCTGACTCGATGGAGCCGTGGATTCCTCCAAGGCCGAAGACAAAAGTAAAGCCATTGATTGTTGCTGTAAGGTCCGTGAAGACCCCCTTGGTTTCGGTGATGGTCTGGGCCTTGAGCCAGTTCATCACCCGGTTAAATTCAGGATGCTCGAAGTTGATCCACGGCAAGATGGCGTCCTTGAGTGCGATCACAGGGCGCTTGGTCTGCCGAGGTGTGCGACCCTTGGGGCCAAAGTCGTAGCAGGCGACACCGGCTTCTTCCAGCTTCATGGTGAAGTAGTCTTTGCCGATCTTGGTGTCGTTGTGGTTCATGAAGTCACGGGCGTATTTGCGCGTCAGTTCTTCACGGAAGTGGATCATGTCAAGCGTGTGGTGATAGAACGCCTTGGTCTGCGCCACATCGTGCTTGTTGTACTCTTTGAGCACTTCGATCTGTGTGCGGTTCAACGTAGTGCCCACGGGGAACGGCAGGTCTTCAATCGTGTCGCTGCGCATGTTGAACTCCAGCACCTTGAGGCTGGTGGACCGGGCACGGTTGTCAAAGTGGTGGATCTTGAACAGGTCGATCTGCGTGACAAACTGGTCAGAGGTCTTGACCGAGTGCATCCAACGGCCACCATCATCGTCTTGCGCGTTGATGATCGCCATCGCCTTTTGGTACAGCGTGTTGGCATCACTGTGACCCATGCGCACAAGAGTGTGCACCACAGGGTAGTCAAAGCCAAGATTGTTGAACCCGATCATGCGGGCATCGGTGTCTTTCAGGTACTGAAGAAACGCGACGATCTCACGCGAGTCGTTGCGGTGATCGCTGATCTCAAACATCCACTGAAGCGGCGAGTCTGCATGTTCCACTGCCAGGGTGAACACGTTTGGAAATGTCTCGATATCGAACACATAGTCGTTACTCATTACGGTTACCGGGTAGGTGGGGCTTACTCGCTGCACTGATCGTGGATGAACCCACAAGTCGCCAGCATCCGCTTTCAGCCCCGATTCAATTACTGCCCGAAGAACGAGGGCAGGCCAGCCGGTGCCGCAAACGGCGCAGCAGGCATAGCTGGCGCTGGGGCAGCAGCAGGGGCAAACATGCCAGCAGGAGCGCCCGCCACCGCACCAAACATCCCAGACGCATCAACGGCTCCTTCACCGAATGGAGTATCGTCACCGGCAAACTGAACAGCGATCAAGTCGCAGCGGATGCCACGGCCATGCTTGTTGTCTTGTGGCCAAGGCTTGATGGCAGCGTTAACACGGCAACCACCATACATCTTGCGGGCCAGTTGCTGATACGCCATCGTGTTGGCGGGGTCGATGGGTTGACCATCGGCTTGGATGACCTGCGGTGCGGTGTCGCGGCCTGCGGTAATAAACACATGGCCTGCATAACCATCGTAGGGCTGGAAGGTTTTCTTGTTGACCTTCTCCTCGCCACGACCAAAGCAGCGGGTCTTGCGGTCTTGCTGGATCATGCCCATGACAGCTTGAGCGTGTTCCTTCCACTTCTCCAGTGCCAAGGCACCGTAGCGGGCCATGAACTGACCAAAGCCTGGGTGGTCCTGCGGCATAATGAACTCGCAATTGAACGAGATGCGTTCCTTACCAGTCTGCTCGTTGATCTGGCGCTGTGGTTCAGCGAGATGGGGAAAGGACAGACGGACGTTCGACAAAAAGATGATTTCAGACATTACATTTACTCCAGTTTAAGAAAGCCACGAGGGCAGGGATTCGGCAGCGGGTGCTGCTTCTACTGCACTGAATAACGGTGCAGCATTGGTGATGACAGCCGGACGGCCATCAGATTCGGGGGCTACGGTCAACTTGCCAGCCAGCTTGACCACATACTCTTGCTCCATGCGCTTGAGTTGACGATCAGTCAGTGCAACTTTGGTGCCGTCCTTCTTTTCCCACGTCAGCTTCTCAGCCTTGGCGGGTGTGACAAGTTTGGTTTCGTAGATCGCGCCCTTAGGGATGCCCATCTTGACCAGCTTCTCGGCCATGTCGTCTTCAGGCAGCGCCCATGCACGGGAGCCACGACCATTGACCAGCTTCAAGCCTGGGATGACTTGACCAGCTTCAAGACGGCGCAGGGCTTCCTTCTCCACACCTTCGAGGAGTTGGCGCATCAAGGGGGCAGCTTCCATGATCTGAGCGATCTGGGCGTCATCCATCGTGGATGGGTCTTTATCGGCAGATTGCTGCGCGACATCGAGTGTTTGCGTTACGACAGGTTGAAACATAATTCCGACCTCCTTCATTACGTTACTTGCCAGCGCGTTGCATGAACCTTTTGCGCGGCAGAATTTACATTGACTTTCACCCGGTACAAGCGGCGCGTCTGGTTTGTCAGTGGCAGCAGCTTGCGAAATGATTGTACCCATGTTCGCCATCAAGTCACGCACAGAAACCTCGTGCGATGTGATGGCAGGCATCCCACGCAGCGCCAGCTTGGGTTGGATGATCGTCATGCGAACTGTGCTGAATGGGTAGTCACCATTGACGGGCAGCTTGTAGTCTGCCAGCACCCCGTAGGCGTACTGCTCAAGCTGCATGTTGCCTTCGGCGCTAACGATGCCCATGCCGTCTTTGTAGTCGATCAGTTCAAGAACATCGCCTGCAACATCACCTACAAGAATCTGGCAGTCCACAGTACCCGACAAGTCATCACGACCCAACAGGTGCTCGGGGTCCACCTTCTGCTCAGAAATGACCTTAAAAATGCCGTTCATCGAACGCTCACGGATGTACTCAATGGCCGACTTGACCCGTGCAGCACGGTCAGCGTCCACCTTAAACGTACCCTCGTGATCGGTAAAAGTTTCCCCCACCTGATCCATTGGGTCCGACAAGCCGTTCTTGATGCAGTGCTCCAGCAGCGTGTGCGAGTGTGTGCCATCGGCAGCAGCGGGGCCGCTACCGGTGTCAGGGTACTTGGCCTCCTCTCGAATGCTGCCGGGGCACAAGGCCCAGCGGCTGCGCTTCGATGGGGACAGCTTGGCGTGATCGCTCACTTCAGTGCCTCAACGCCAGTGTGCAGTGCAGCATAGTGCTCGGGCTTCACATCGTTGATGTTCTGGTAACCCAGACCAGTCAAGACGCCTTGGATCAACGCACCCTTTTGTGGACCGAGTGCCTTGTAGGCACCCATCACGTAGTCGATCAGACCCTTGCCGTCAGTGAACGGTGCGCCCATACCGGCGGCAACAGGCGCTGGCATCACAAATGAGGGAGGGGCTGGCATGGCCGGGGCAGCGGTCACAGACACAGTGATAGGTGCTGCAACGGGGGCAGCTTGTACCACAGGTGCGGGGGTTGGTGCAACAGGTGCGGGTGCTGCTACATTGCTGGACTCCAGCTTGGCAGTCAGGGCAGTTACAGCAGCGGTCAGGGCTTCAATCTTGAGTTCGAGTGACATAAAGTTTCTCCAGGGGGTTACGGATTACAGGGGGTTGAATTGTGAGGCGGTCTTCAACAAACGCCTCTACGATTTCACGATGCACCTCGCTCGGGGTTCCGAGTTTTCGTGCTTTCTCATGAAACTTGATGCGCGTCTTGTCTGTCACTCGTACAGACATGAACGCTGATTTGGATGCTTGTGTCATAAATAATTTCCTTGACCGATGACGCAGTGTATCACCACTGTGATACGATTGTGCAACTGGTTTGAAAATTATTTTGCAAAAAGAAAAGCCCCGGTGGTTAGACCGGGGCTTAAAAGGAGAAAACATGAAAAAGTCGGCAACTGCTATCACCAACGGGTCCATTCTATGACAGCGCCACAGACTGTGCAATCACATCCAGCATCGGTCGATGCGTACATCAGACACGGATGGTCACTTGTGCCCATCCCAGCCAACACCAAGGGGCCACGCACCCCGGGCTGGAACCTTAAACAGAACGCCCTCAAGGCCCAGGGCGACCTGCCCCACGGCTACGGCATCGGCTTGGCCCATGCGTACAGCGGCACGATGGCCCTTGACATTGACAACTGGACCGTGACCACCAGCCTGCTGGCAGAGCACGGTATAGACCTGCAAGCCCTCTACGATGCGCCCGATGCTGTGGTCATTAACTCAGGCAAGCCCGGGCACGGCAAGCTACTGTATGTGATGCCCTTCGGCGCGGCGCTGCCATCGAAGAAGATCATGCACAGCGGCATCACGGCCTACGAGTTGCGCTGCGCCACGGTCAGCGGCCTCACGGTGCAGGACGTGCTGCCCCCGTCGATCCACCCCGAGACACGCCAGCCTTACCACTGGGCGGGCCACGGCCATTGGACCCGGATGCCGGTGATCCCCCAAGCCCTGCTGGACCTGTGGAGTGGGATGCTGTCGCAGGACAAAGAGCGCACAATTGCCACAGACGGCTCGGTTGATGCCTCATGGGAGGAGATCAGGCAAGCCCTCGATGCGGTGCCCGCTGACTGCACCCGTGACGAGTGGGTGGGCATCGGCATGGCGCTGCACTGGGCAGGCACCCAGACCGATCAGCTTGAGCAGGCGCTGGCGCTGTGGAACGAGTGGAGCGCCACGGCGCAGACCAAGTACCCCGGAGAGCGTGAGATTTTGACGCAGTGGATCAGCTTCAAACCTGACAAGGCCACGGCTGTCAAGTTGGGGACACTCTTTCACATCGCCAAGTCCCACGGCTGGACCCGGCCCATGCCCGATGCGTCCGAGTTGTTCAGCAAGATCGACATCCCCGTGATGGAGCCGTTGAGCGTGATGGACGGCCTGCGGCCCAAGCCACCCGAGATGGACCTGTCGCTTTGGCCCAACATCCTCAAGACCCGATCCACTGAGATTTCAGAAAGCGTGGGCTGTGACCCTTTGGTCCCTTTGTTCGCTGGGTTGGCCGCTGTCTGCGGGGTGATTGACGCCCGCACACGGCTGGAACTCATGCCGGGGTTTCGTGTGCCCCCGGTGCTGTGGCTCATGACTTTGGGCGACCCAGCGGACAAGAAGTCACCCGGCTCGCGGCCCATGCTGTCGCCATTAAAAAACATTGAGGCCGAGGATCGGCCCCGCTACGGCAAAGAACTGCTGGACTGGGAGGGCAGAGAGGCCCAACACGCCAGCGCCAAAAAGGCTTTCCTTGAATGGTCATCGTCTACTGAGGCCATGCTGGGCGGGGATCAGGCACCGCTTGTGCCCGACCTGTCAGCGCAGCCGGTGCCTCTCAAGATCACGGTCAGCGACATCACGAGTCAGAAGCTGGTGCGCCAAGCGGCAGACCGTCCCCGTGGCCTGCTGTGCTACCTTGACGAGATGAACTCGTGGGTGCGCAAGCTGACAGACAAGAGCAGCGGTGAAGACCGATCAGCGTGGGTTGTCAGTTACGAGTCAGAACACTACGAGATGGACCGGGTGGGCGCTGGGTCGATCTATGCGGAAAACCTCGCTGTGTCGATCTACGGCAACATCCAGCCCCAAGTGTTCAAGGCCAATCTGGCCGCACTGTCGGCTGACGGCCTGCTGCAACGGTTTATCCCCGCTATTCTGCGCGGGAACAAGACCAAGCTGGGCCAGCCCATCCCCGAGTACCTGACCAGCGCCGGGGCATGGGAGAACACCCTGCGCCTGACCTATGCGCTGCCCGTGCAGACGTATCAGTTATCCACAGATGCGTACACAGCCTTCAGGGAGTTCCAGCAGTGGTACGAGTCGGCCAAGCAAGACGAGAGGGTGCTGGACAGCGGGACCGAGTACATGACAGCCTTCGGCAAGTTGGAGGGCTTGGCTGGCCGATTGGTCCTCATGTTCCACGTCATCGAGTCACCCTTCAACCCCGTGGTGTCAGTTGATGTTGTCCACAGGGTGGTCAGTCTGGTGCGCGGGTACGTGATCCCGGCCTACCGTTACGCCCTGGGCGAAGTGGGCGGGGTCATCACTGACACGTTTGATCAGTGGATGATCGACTACATTGTGCAGATCAGCGGTGAGGTGCATACCATTGACCTGCGCAGCCTCAAACGGTCGGCCCGCAGGCCACTGGAGGGTAAGACCGACTGGCAGAAGGATCAGGCGATCATGGACGCCATGCTGGTCATCGAGCAGGCTGGATGGGCGGTGCAGATCGAGAGTGAACTGCACAAGAAGAAGGTCACATGGGCCATCAACCCCACGCTGCCCGAGATGTTCAAGGATTACCGGCAGACGGTCATCAAGGCCAAGCAGCGCCACGCTGACTACATCTACCGCCACGCCACGGCCAAGGGGTACGACCGTAAGCTGGTCAAGGGGTACACCCCGGACATGGACGAATGAGAAAAGCCCGGATTGACCGGGCTTTTTTGTTTCATCGTTTAGTTCGATTCCTTAAAAAGTGGTCTTGACGGCTGGTTGGGAGCCTTAAAACCAAGGGCTTGACGGTTAGTTCGATGCCTTAAAACCAAAGGCCCGATGGTTAGTTGGGAGCCTTAGTCTATTTTGACACTTGGTCGTCCCCGGGGCCGCTTGGGGGCGGCGGGCACGGCGGCGGGCGTCAATGCGTCAAGCACGGCGGGCGCGATGGCCTCGAGGGTGCCGAGCACGTCAAGCAACCGCACGGCGGCGGCGCTGGGTGCGCGGGTGCCCGCGATCCATTTGCGAAGGGTGTACACCGGCACCCCGAGCAACCCGGCGGCGCTGGGTTCGTCAAGGGCACGGCGGGCGACAAAAGCCCCGAGGGTTGCGGCAAAGGGCACGGCGGGGGCACTGGGTGCGGTGATCATGGTTAGGCTTTCAAGGGGGTAAAAAAGCCCCCGGGGTGAACCGGGGGCGGGGTTGCGGGGTTAGTCTCGGCCACTCATTAGGGCGGCGACAATCAAAAGCAAAGCCCGCACGGCGGCAAAGCAAAGGGAAACGACAATTGAAAAGGTGATCAATCGGTGCCCCCGTATGCCCGCTCATGGCGGGCGACAAAAAGGTCAGTTTCCAATTGATCGCGGGTATTTTTCAGGCTTTCAATCTCGGCCACGGCATCGCCGAGGGCTTTCTGTAGGTCAGCGATCCGGGCAAATAACCGGGCGGTGCCCGGGTACCCCTCGGCAAAGGCGAGGCGCTCGGCCTCGGGTGCGGTTAGGTTTTCAAGGTTAAGTGGCATCGTTCATCCTTTCGGGGGTTGCTGGGCTTTCAATGCTTTTAATTCTTTTTCCAATTCAGCCCTATAAGCTACGGGGTCAGCTTCAAAGGCTTTTTGTTGCGCTTTCCATCGGGCGTTTGTGGCATCCCATGCGCGGCGAAATGCTTCGTTTTGTTCTGGGGTGTTATGCATGATTTAACCTTTCAAAATAGGGATCACCCGGCGGGCTTTCGCATCGGCAACCCGGGCGCGGGTGCCGTGGGCACGAAACCCAATGATCACGGCACGGTCAGCGCGGGCGCAAAGCCCGCACGTTTCGCACGTTACATCTTCGCGGGTTTGCGCGGGGCAAACGATGATCACGCGCCCCTCGGGGGTGTAACTTTTCTCGGGTGTATCCGTGGGCACGATGGCGCAAACGGGGCCAAAGGGGGCGAGGGCATCGGCGTCACCGGCATCGTCGGCGCTCAGATTGACGGTGAACCCCCAGCGCGTAGCATGCCCCGCCCACTCGATGGCCTCGGGGCTTTTCTTGTGGGTGTACGTAAACCCACGGCGGCCACGGTTCGCGGCAACGATGGCCCCCAGCGCGGCGGCGTCAACGGCCTCGCCCGCCCCGGGTAAATCACCGGCCACATTCATGCGCCACAATTGCCCCTCGGGTAACGCGGCGATTGACGCGCAAAGGGCGCCGAGGGTGCCCCCGCGCTCGGGTACTTTGTCCCATGCCATACGGGTGTAAAAATCCTCGGCGTAACAATCGGCGCGGTAATGGGCGCACGATGGCGGGCACGATGCCCGCTCGGTATAGGTTACGGGGATCGCCCCGGTTTTGCGGTTGCTTGACTGGGGGATAAAGTGATATTTCATGATCAAGCCCCCATGATTGATTTTAATTCGGCCTTGATCCGGCGGGCATCCTCGCCGCGCCACGTGTTCGCGTTTGCGAGGAAATATTGAACAATCGAGCGGGCATCGTCAAGCCCGTATTTATCGCCGATGCCCCCGAGGGTCAGCATGGCGTCAAGGTAAGGCACGGCCCCAAAATAAGGCTTTGCCCACGTTTTGCGGATATCGCGGGCGATGGCGGCGAGGGTGCGGGTTTCGGTGTTCATGATTGATCCTTTTACGGTTACGGGTTACAGATTGAGGGCATCGATTAAGTCAAGGCGGGCACGCTCGAGCGAGGCGGCGGCGAGTTTATTAGAAAACTCGCACCGGGGGCCACGTAATCGGGCGGTTGCGCTTTTCATGGCCTCGAGGATATCGGCGAGGGTTTCCGGATCAATCACCGGCGCGGCGGGCGCGGGTTTCTCGGTGATGGTGACCAGGGTAAAATGATCGCGCATAAATTGAGCATTAATCGGGTTCATGCGGGCACCTTCAATAGTTGATTGATCCCCTGGACCAAACTGTCCAGATCTTTCGCCCAGCGATTGACGCCGCCGGTGTAGTCTTTCAAATGCGCGGCGGTGCGGTACATGTAACCCAGTGAACCGCAAGGCTCGGTGTTAACGTACACGATGCGGTCACCCAGGGCGATAAACCCAGAACATCCGCGCTTATCGTCATTTACCCGGATGTTTTTAAGGTGCACTTGATGCACAGATGTAAACCGGTTTTTGAGTTTCGTTGACAAAATCATCATGATCATGCCCCCTTACGTGCTGACACGCGCACCACGGCATAGGGTGCACCGGTTGAAGTATGCGCGGCGATCAGTTGACGCGATGGGGAAAACTTGGCGGCGATGGTTTCCCAATCGATTGACACGCGCCCGGCACAATGGGAAACGGCGGCGCGGTGCGCGGTGCCATCGATGGCGTCAAGCCCCGAGGCGGTTAACGCTCCCTTGAGTTGCTTTTCCTCGGCGCTCAGTTGCGCCATTTGCGCTTTGATCAAGGCGAGGCGATCCACGGCGGCGGCGAGAATGGCGGGGTTTTCGTTTTTCATGATTGATCCTTTTACGGGTTACGGGTTACAAAACAAAAAGGCAAACGGTGATCACCCAAAGGGCAACCAAAGCAAAGGCGGCACCGGCCACGATGGCGAGGGGCGAGGGTTCACGCTCGAGGGGTTGCGGGTACATCTCGATGTACGTTAATTGATGGCGGTTCATGATTAATCCTTTTACAGTTACGGGTTACAGAGGGGAATAGTTTCCGGCGTCATACGCCGCAAGAACGGCCCCGCCCACTTCGGCGGGGTTCAATGATGCATTGAAAAGAACGGTTTCAACCCGGCCGGAAATATGGCGCGAGGCGTCAACAAATGAGGCGATCACGTCAACAAAGCCGAAACTATCGGGGGCGCTTTGCTTTTCGATGGTTATTTGCAGCACTTGCGGCGCGTCATACGTGCGGCCCGTGGGGTGTTCGATGATGTTCATGATTGATCCTTTTACAGTTACGGGGTGCCCGGGGTTTCCCCCGGGCGGGTTGATCATTGTTCGTATTGGGCGCGAATGGCCTCGGCCTGCTCGCGGGTGCGGCCAAAATACGGGTGACCGGATTCACCCTCAGCGCACCAATCATTAATGTTTACATCGATTTGCGCCTCGAGGCACATATCGGAAAACGAAGGGTTCAGGATTTCATAAGCGGGTTCGAAGCGGTTCATGGTGCGGGTTCCTTTACAGTTACGGGGTTTCGTTTCACCCTTTCGGGCTAGCCCTCAGCTTATCATGGCTTTTGCACTTGTCAACCCACTGGGTTTAAATACTTGTCACATATGTTACACCCACTGGGTGCACCTTTTGCCCGTGGTGACAATTGTTCCTTTTACCGCTGGGGGTTGATTCTTGAGATTCTAAAATTCTAGTGCTTTTAAAAAAGTCTCTTATTTTCGCCTTGCCTGCGCGAAAGGGCAACTTGTCACAATCGGCCTCAATCGCCCCGTTTTGGCCCACTGGGTGCGCGGTTGCCCTTGATCCCTTGACCCACTGGGGCATGAACCCTAACCCATTGGGTGCGGTGCCTGATCCACTGGGTTCACGGTTGCCCCGCCCGCTTTGCCTCGGGCACCGGCACCCACTGGGTGCGCGGGTGCCGTGGGTTGCCGTGCCCACTGGGTGCCGGGTTGCCGTGGTGCGCGGTTGCGCCCGTGCCCACTGGGTGCGCGGTGCGGTTGCGCGGCGGCGCTGGGTTCGAGGGGGCGGGGGAGGGCCGGAGACCGATGGGCCGCTGGCCGGGCGGTATCACGAATCCTCTATAAATTTTTTAGAAAATCAGAAACCCAATGGGTACAGTGCAGCCACGTTGCACATTTCCATCACCGTGATAGACTCACAGCACTATGAAACAAGAGAACACCTCGTTTGTAGGCACGGCTGTCGCCAGTGAGAATCAACTGCCCAACTGGCTGTCCGTGCCTGACCCAGAACCCCTCAGAACCTCGAAGGAGGCAAGGGCGTTGCTGCATGTCGAATATGAGCAAATCTTCGAGAGGGTCGTGGAGGACATCTACCGTGGCCGGTCCCTGCAATCGCTGATTGAGGATGACCACAGGGCCATCTCGTATGAGGACTTTTTGCGCTGGGTCAAACGTGAACCCACCCGCCACGAACGGTTCAAAGAAGCGCAGGAGATGCGCACTGAGTTTCTTGCGGGAGAAATCCTAGAGATTGCCGATGGCGTTGAAGCGGTAGACCCCACATCGAACGACACGGTAAACAGGGACAAGCTGCGCATCGACACGCGCAAGTGGCTCATGAGTGCACACAACAAGAAACGCTACGGCGAGATCAAGCAGGTTGAACTCGGTGGCACCATCTCTATCACCGAGGCGCTGGCACAAGCACAGGCCAGAGTGATCGAGGGTGAGGTGATCGACGTGACGCCAAGACTGGAGAACGACTGATGCAGAAGCCCCGGTACAGCCCAGAAGATGAGCAGACCCTGATGAGTCAGCTTTGGAGTCCTGCTCTGAAGGATGACCCCGAAGCGTTTGTTTTGTTCCTGTTCCCCTGGGGGCAGAAGAACACCCCACTCGAACACTTTAAAGCCCCTCGCACATGGCAGCGCAGGGCGCTGCGCAGGATACGGGACTTCATCAAGGAGAACCGGGGGAAGATGAGCAACGACGAGTTGATCGACGCGATGCGAAGGGCCGTGTCATCGGGCCGGGGTGTGGGCAAGTCAGCACTGGTGTCATGGCTGATCCTGTGGATGCTGACCACTCGCATCGGGTCAAGTGTGATTGTCAGTGCCAACAGCGAGAACCAGTTGCGGAAAGTCACCTGGGGTGAGTTGACCAAATGGGTCACGATGGCGCTCAACGCACACTGGTGGGAACCCACGGCCACGAGCCTGAACCCGGCCAACTGGTTGACCGATCTGGTCGAGCGTGACTTGAGGAAAGGCACCCGGTACTGGGGTGCCGAGGGTAAGCTGTGGAGCGAGGAGAACCCAGACGCCTACGCCGGTGTGCACAACATGGACGGCATGATGGTGATCTTTGACGAGGCCAGCGGTATCCCGGACAGCATCTGGTCCGTGGCTGCGGGCTTCTTTACAGAGAACATTCTCGATCGGTATTGGCTGGCGTTCAGCAACGGACGGCGCAACACCGGGTACTTCTACGAGGCCGTGGACGGTAGCAAGCGGGAGTTCTGGGAGAGCGAGAAGATCGACGCCCGCACAGTCGAGGGCACCGACAAGACCATCTACCAGCAGATCATCAACGAGTACGGTGAGGACTCGGACGAGGCGCGGGTCGAGGTGTACGGTGATTTCCCTAAGTCGGGCCAAGACCAGTTCATCACACCACACATCGTGGACGATGCCATCAAGCGGCCCCTGTACAAAGACATGACCGCGCCCATCATCATCGGCGTTGACCCGGCCCGGGGCGGCATGGACAGCACCGTGATCGCCGTGCGCCAAGGGCGGGACATCGTGGCGATCAAGCGGTTCAAGGGCGAGGACACCATGAGCGTGGTGGGTCACGTCATCGACGCCATCGAGGAGTACCGGCCAGCGTTGACCGTGATCGACGAGGGTGGTCTGGGCTACGGCATCCTTGACAGATTGACCGAACAAAAATATAAAGTGCGTGGGGTCAACTTCGGCTGGAAGGCCAAGAACCCGACGATGTGGGGCAACAAGCGGGCTGAGATTTGGGGTGCGATGCGCGACTGGCTTAAGACCGCCAGCATCCCGCAGGACAGGCTGCTCAAGTCCGACCTGATCGGCCCGATGAAGAAGCCCAACTCGGCTGGCACCATCTTTTTGGAAGGGAAGAAAGAAATGAAAGCGCGCGGCGTTGCGTCACCCGATGCGGCTGACGCGATCGCTGTAACCTTTGCGTACCCTGTGGCACATCGGGAGTACAATGAGCGAACAAATACCCGGCGCAACGCTCAAAACGGTGTCGCCACAACTTCATGGATGGGTTCGTGATGGCTACCAAGAAAAACGTGTCTCTCAGTGTCGGTCGTGGCGAGAAGCTGCCTGCATCCAAGGGCGCGGGCTTGACAGCCAAGGGCCGCGAGAAGTACAACGCAGCTACTGGCTCCAATCTCAAAGCGCCAGCGCCCAGCCCCAAGACAAAGGCCGACCAAGGGCGTAAAGACTCGTTCTGTGCCCGCATGGAAGGGGTTGTCAAAAACGCCAAAGGCCCAGCAGAACGGGCCAAGGCATCACTCAAACGATGGAAGTGCTGATCATGGCTACAAAACCCGGACTCTACGCCAACATTAACGCCAAACGCGCCCGTATTGCCGCAGGTAGCGGCGAGAAGATGCGCAAACCCGGCGCTGCTGGCGCACCCTCGGCCAAAGACTTCAAAGAGTCGGCCAAAACTGCCAAACCTGCCAAAAAGGCCAAGTGATGCCACTCGTCAAATCACCCTCAAAAGAGGCATTTCGCAAGAATGTCAAGGCCGAAGTGTCTGCGGGTAAACCCGTAAAGCAGGCAGTTGCAATTGCGTATTCCGTCAAGCGTGAAGCTGCCAAAAAACCAACAATGAAGCCTAAAAAATGAGCCTCCAAGCCCTGCAAGACTGCCTGATCGTGCGTCCAGACATGGAAAAACACGAGTTGTTTATCCTTTTGAGACAGAAACAAACTGGCACGGGTGTGGTAATCTCCGTTGGACCTGAAGCCAAGGACGTGAAAGTCGGCGACAAAGTGCTATTTGGTGATTCCATCGGCCAAGACCTGAAATATGAGGGTGACAACCTTCTGGTCATGAGGGAATCACACACCCTCGGAGTATTTGACGCATGAAAGACACCACCGGAATCGTAGCCGCAGCAAATGTGGCAAAAAACGGACCGAACCCGTCAAAAGGCGGTTCCGAGGAAATTCTGACCGTTGCCCGTTCACGTTTGAACACAGCGATGACTGCGTTTTCCGAGACTCGTGAAGACGAACTTGACGATTTGCGGTTCTACGCTGGCTCTCCAGACAACCAGTGGCAGTGGCCCGCTGATGTGCTCCAGACCCGTGGCTCTTTGCAAGGTCAAACGATCAATGCCCGCCCGTGTCTCACCATCAACAAGCTGCCGCAGCACGTTCACCAGGTAACGAACGAGCAGCGCATGAACCGCCCTGGCATTAAGGTGATCCCGGCTGACGACAAGGCCGATGTGGACATGGCAGACGTGTTCAACGGCGTGATTCGCCACATCGAGTACATCTCCGATGCTGACGTGGCCTACGACACCGCCTGCGAGAACCAAGTGTCCTACGGCGAAGGCTACATTCGGGTGTTGACCGAGTACTGCGACGACAAGTCGTTCGATCAGGACATCAAGATCGGGCGCATCCGCAACAGCTTCAGCGTCTACATGGACCCCTTGATTCAAGACCCCGCAGGCGCAGATGCCCGCTGGTGCTTCATTACGGAAGACATCCCCAAAACTGAGTACGAGCGTTTGTACCCCGATGCAGCGCCTATCAGCACCCTCATGAGCCTTGGCGTGGGCGATCAATCCATCGCCCAGTGGATTGGTGAAAACACCATCCGCATCGCCGAGTACTTTTACATCGAGTACGAGAAGCAAACGCTCAACCTGTACCCCGGCAACCAGACTGCGTTCAGCGGTACGCCCGAGGACAAGACACTGCGCATGATGTTCGGCAAGCCGATCCGCACCCGCGAAGCTGACCGTAAAAAGGTCAAGTGGTGCAAGATCAACGGCTACGACATCCTTGAAGAACGCGACTGGGCTGGCTCCTACATCCCCGTGGTGCGCGTGGTCGGTAACGAGTTTGAGGTGGACGGCCAGATGTACGTGTCGGGCTTGGTGCGCAACGCCAAGGATGCCCAGCGCATGTACAACTACTGGGTGTCGCAGGAAGCTGAGATGCTGGCGCTGGCCCCCAAAGCCCCATTCATTGGGTATGGCGGGCAGTTTGAAGGCTACGAGCAGCAGTGGAAGACTGCCAACACGACCAACTGGCCCTATCTGGAGGTCAATCCAGACGTTACAGACGGCCAAGGCGCTGTGTTGCCACTACCCCAGCGGGCACAGCCTCCAATGGCCTCCAGCGGCCTGCTGCAAGCCAAGGCGGGTGCTGCCGAGGACATCAAGTCGGCCACCGGTCAATACAACGCATCGCTGGGCATGACCAGCAACGAGCGTTCTGGCAAGGCCATCCTTGCGCGTCAGCGTGAAGGCGACATCGGCACCTACCACTACGTTGACAACTTGGCCCGTGCGATCCGTCACATTGGCCGTCAACTCGTGGACCTGATCCCCAAGATTTACGACACCGAGCGCATTGCCCGCATCATTGGTGAAGATGGTGAGCCATCGACCGTCAGGATGAACCCAGGGCAGCAAGAGCCGGTCAAACGGATCGTGGACCAAGAAGGCGTGTTGATTGAGAAGATCTACAACCCCGGCGTTGGCAAGTACGATGTGCGCGTGATTACCGGTCCTGGCTACGCCACCAAGCGTCAGGAAGCCTTGGAGAGCATGGCCCAGTTGCTGCAAGGCAACCCACAGTTGTGGCAAGTTGCTGGCGACCTGTTTGTCAAGAACATGGACTGGCCCGGTGCCCAAGACCTCGCCAAGCGGTTCAAGAAGACCATCGACCCCAA